GTAAACGCTTTTAACCTTCTTCCACCAGTGGTTACGAAGGCCGCTGTTGTCTACTTGGTTTTCTTGCTGCGTTTCGATATAATTTTCCGCCATATAAATTGCTATATCCTTTGTGGATTAAAGCTTCCTACCCCACAGGTCGTTAAACTCTTCTTGCACCGACTTACCGCTTATTGCGGCCATTTCCGCCGCTAACCCGGCGACTCTGTTGAGATAGCCGATGCTTCCAAATTCCGGCCTTGCCTCCAGATCACATGAATATGGGTTGGAAAGTAGAAAATATTTCCATTCGTCCCACGCATGGTTATCTTTATCTAAAATCTTTTCCAGTTCGTTTGTGGTTTCCCTGCGTTCCGGGTATTTCAGATTCCGAAACTCGTTTATCTGATTACCACACGTACGAAACACGTAAAACCGGGGTTTCGGCTGCCCAAACCATAAAAGGCGCGTTTTTTGGATCGCCGCCACATCACTCCGACCGTTGGCCGTTGCCAGCTTGTCGATAGAGTCTTCGTCGCCTACCTCGTCTTGGAACATTCGCGCAATGCTCGTCTTATCATCAAGCGACTCGCGTTGCTGGTCCTCTTTGTTCATCGAAGGATCGTAGTAGATAACTTGTAGGCGATCATAATAAGGGCATTCATGCTTCATCACCTTCGCCATTTTATAGACGTTGGTTTCCCGCCCCCCCACGTAATGCTCCCAAATCGAAAAGAACGTTAAATCCGGCGCAACAGCATACACATGGAAACTTACGTTATTCCGGTTGCCCCAATCCAACCCCCCAAAGAGAGTAAATGCTTCCGGCACTTCAAACGGCGCGATGCAAATTTCGTTTTCCTTCTCGTAAAACTCAGGAAACACGAGCTCGCCTGATCCAGCCCCGAAATCAATCTCATACTCCGAACGCCAACCCAAACTTCCAGCACCGCCCACATAGCGGTTGGACCACTCCTTAAACCACTTCGCGCCGGTGTCCGTTTCAGGATTCTTGCCCGGATCAGCGGAATAATGCAAGCGCACTATCCTATGCCCCTGTTTATTCGTCTTAAGAAGTAAAGAATCCACTCCAGTCCTTTGAAACCAAAAATTTACCCCGGCACCTACAGAACAACCACCCGAACACCGAAAACAAAACCCTAAACTCGGACGTTGAGGCGTTTTTAAACCGCCTCACGAATTTAAAGCCCACAAAGCCTCAAGCTCTTAGGGGTGAACACCGAGATTTGAACCCGGATGGACAAGGGCCACATCCTTGCGCTTTACCGTTAAGCTATGCTCACACCTTAAAGCTCGCATAATCGTTGAAAAAACCCGGGCCCGGCGCTGCTTATTGTCCAAATCCTCTGGCAACATGGAACACAAGCGTCGTATGTTTCCTCAAACTTATCCATGAACGCCGCCTCGTCCAACAACGCTGTGCTTGGAACATAAGATCGGATTTGATCCTTACCTTGGGCGAAACCCCTGATCTTTGAGTTATTCTGAAAGAACAAACTGCCGAATGGCATATCTCGCATCTTGCGGTCCAGCGGGACTAGGTTTTTCAACCATATCGGTTGGAAGTTGTATATCAACTTCGCTCGCTCAACTAAATTGTGAGCGTCTTCTTCTTTTTTGCTGAAAACAGCTTCCAACCTATACGGGAAAAACTGTGCCTCATGTAACAACAGCGCAACCATCAACCACGATATCGTCATTTGCCTACTTTTGGCGATATGCACTACGTCGTTTTTTAAAACTTCCTCCACGATGGGGGCCACATAGGGCTTCATCGGGAATGGTTTTATCGGGTTTTCTTTATCGTGCTCGTCCCCTGTTTTTACGTAGTTTGTCAGCCAAAAGATCACGTCCCGCTTGCATTTTTCCCGCAAAAGAAGACTTTTCCGAGTAAGTAGCTCTGACTGTTTTTCCTCTAACGACGGCAACTTGCTTAATCCTTGCCTTCTCCAGCGGTAATTATCCCCAACGCTTTTAGTTGAGCATCCAAATCTGATTCTGTTAGTTGGCTAATCTGCTCTTCTAGCTCTTGACGCTCCACAGTCTTATCGGGGCCAAGCTCAATACTCTTGGGCTTGGGAGCGATACGATCCACAATCTGCTCTGTAGCCCAATTTCGCTGGTCAATATCCGGAACAACCCCTGTCGCCAAGCAGACAGGACAAATCACATCCGGTTTTGCCGCACCGCGACACAAATAACAAGCCTTATTAGCCTCGATGCTTTGCTCGATATGTTTAAGAGCTTTATCTGTAAGACCAAAAAACCGTTCCAGCGCGCCTTTGCGCTTACGATCAGTTTCCGTCTCGCCTCGTGATTGCCTAGCCGCTTCTGCTTTAGGCATGTTATTTAAACTTTCGCCAGCGACGACGGAAACGCTCGTATGACGACGCCATCATCCGTTTTTATCGCGGACCCGATCAGTCCAACAACGGCCCGGATCGCCGGAAAGAACGCCTCGAAATCAAGCTGGTGTTCCATGCCGTCGAACTGCTCAGGCTCTTCCAGCGTGTTCTGCTTCCACTTCACGCGCCAGGCCATTAGGGCCTCGACAGTTTCACTTTAAGAGCGGCGATCTCGTTGTCTATCGCAATGAGCGCGGTCTTATCGCCGCGAAGGATCGCGTCTCGAACCGCCGCCGCTTGCCTGGATTCGATGATTGATATTTCAGCCCCAATGTCCCAATCCTCTTGTTTCGCAGGATTGCCATATGCAAACGCGAATGCCGCAAAACATGAGGCCAGGAAAATAGCCGTGACAGCCGTTTTTAAATTAATCAACATTCCTCCTAATGAATCCGTGTAATCGTAAAGAAACACGCGGCCGTCGCGTCCGAATCGCCCGACGTATGCGCGCGCACAATATCTCCAGCACTCAGTCGTAACGTCGCGCTTGCACACGCGGAATTACTACCGCTGATCGTGGTTTGTATTGAGCGCCTTCCGTTTTCCACGCTAACCGTGTTTATGCTCGTCGTGAGCAACCCGGAGTTGACGCTTATTCCAAGATAGGTCGCTCCAGAACTAAGCGCGTCACAAAACTCAGCCGCGTAGAACCCATCGCGCTGGATCGTAAAAATGTTTCCGTTCGCCGCCGTGGACGACATAACAATATCAGTCCCGACGCTTTGAATCGTTGTGGTGAAACGACGAATCTTATTATCTGTCGATCCGTGCCCGTTGCCGGTGCTGACGATGATCTGCGAGAATGTGCTTATACTTATGTTATCCACGGTGAGTGTGGAAACGTCAATTGTCCCGGAGAACGTGCTTGTATTTACGGACGTTATACTCAACGGCTGGTTCGATGAAATGCTCGGAGATACGTTTCCGTCTATCTGTAACGTGCCGGAACTCAAATGCAGTTTCGTATTCGGTGCGATGTTGCCGATCCCATAAAATCCTGTTGCCCCGTCCCATGCGGCCAGGTTCCCGCGATCTTCATGAATGAGAATCCATTTGTTAGCGCCATACCCGGATGAGCCACCACTTACAACATTCTGCCAATAGCGCCCGCCGGTGTCGGTATTGTCCAGAGTCAAAACGACATGATCGTCCGTCCCCACCAGTTGTATGCCGTCAAAAGATGTGTTCGTCAGAACGTCCAGGGCAAAACCAGGAGTCTGCTTCCCTATTCCAACCCGCCCGAGTCCCGTCGCGGCATCCAACGACAGCGTTGTAAAAGTTCCGCTTCTACCGAATTTAAGTCCGTTTACGCCGCCTTGCAAGCTAACGTTTGTGTCTAGAGCAAACGTTACCGAATCCGCATTCACGGTAAACACATCTCCAGTCGCGTCCCCAGCTGTCAGATTTCCATTCACAACGGCGGCGCTGGCAAGAAGCACGTCCCCGCGAACCGTAACACTACCGGCATTCAACGTCAGCGCCGCGTCAAGAGTGATCGTGTCAGCTAGGTCGGAGCCGTCAACGCAATCCGCGCAAGCAACGGCGCTCGCCGTAACAGTGTCCGTGGGGGCGATACCGCCCGAGATATCACCCTCCACAACGGCGGCGGCGATTAAAGGTTTCGCCGCAAAAGAAAGAAAAACAAAAAAACCTAGTTTCCTAAGCATTATTGTTTCATCTCCCCATAACACACCGTTTCACCCTGCGTATGCAGCGACAAAAGATACAGCGGTTCTAGGTCAGACGCTTGGTGATACTGCGTTATACCGGGCTTGAGTAAGATAACCTGTACGGTTGTAGCCGCGTCATTATCAAAATTACCCGCCGTATTCGCCGTATTGGACGAAAACGCGGTAACATACAACCCGGTTCTCCCGGCCAGAACCGTGGTGGGAACCGCCGTCCAAGCCGACGTTGAAACAACTACGCACCCCGACGTACCGTGTGCCCTGAACGGACTTTCTGTAGAGCGCGTATCGGCAAACACACTCGCGGCGCACACAACGATGGCGCACAACGCGCCTACAGCTTTTTTAATCATTCTATTTCTCACTCCAAAGTTTTATTTAAAAACCAAATTACGGGGGAATTATCCAACGCCACGCTTCTACTTCCACCCGCTATTTTCAGCACGGCCTGTTTAAATGCCGCAACCCACATATCCCGGCTACAGGCCCTACAAAAAGCTTTATCTACCCTACTGCTTGATATCATCGACCACACAGGCTACTGGTTTGTTTGCGTCGTCTTCTGTATCCGCTTCCATGAGCCTTAGAGCGTTACGGATCACATCGGCCACACTACGCATCCTGTAGTGGGCTTTAAGTTTTTCGATGATAGCCCAATCAGTTTTACTCAGGTGCTTTATAAACAAGGCTTTTGTTTCTGTCCCGTCTTTCATACAGGAGCTTTTACTGAGCATAAGCTCCCTCGCTTTATAAGACTGCATTTGGCCTGTAATATCGCTCGAAACGGTTCACCTTGATATTAAGCTGTGATATCAAGCCTTCCGTAGTTGTTTTTTGTTCCATATTTTTATTTTCCGCTAAACGTGCGTTCTCGTATCGCAATTTGCAGATTGAATATAACGAATTAGATTCATTTCTCGCGCCGTTCCATACAAACAACCGTATAGCGTGATATCATGCTTATCTGTTTTTCAAACGTCGTTTTGTGTGACTGATCGAAATCGTTGGGTGCCCGAACTCGTGCTCCTGCTTTCCTAAACCCAAATTAAACATAATACTTATTATCGGAAGCAACAGGCGCATCTAAACGCATCTATTTCTGCAGCCGATCCCGTTTTTCTACAGCTACAGAGGGGGGAATTGTTTTGAGGTATCAAGAGCATACGCAATTCAATCGCTCGCTAGTCCTATCAAACAAAATACCCCTCTATACAGTCCAGCGCGTTTTACCCCAAAAAACGAGGTAAACGTATTGTAAATACGATGTAAACCGTACAAAAAACGAAACGCGGCTTGTCAAGGGGGACAATAAAAAATTTACAACTCGTTTACAACTAGGCGTGTAACAAACGCCTTAACAACTCGTAACGAAACTGTAAATCCGTTTACAACTTTTTTACGTCATTCTTTACAACTCCGTTACATAAAACCCTTGACAGTTTTCCATTATAGTGTATAATGGTAGTGCAGGACAATAAAACATAGGCGCAAAGCGCCGACGGGCAAATACCTATAATAAAGGAGATAATAAAATGAAAACATCGATCACAGCCGGGAAGGGAACTTGGAGTGTTGGGGTTGGTGAATCAACTTTAATGGATGGAAGTCCTACCCCGGATTTCGACTGTGGACACAAGCACAGGTCCGCGCAATCCGCTGAAAAATGCGAGCTAAAAATAAGGGCTGATCGGTGTGATAATTGCTCCCGGCCCTGGGGAGCTTGCAGTGGAACATTTTTCAAATGCCGATCGCCGCAAATGGTTTGTTCGGCACGATGGTACAATTCCTATATTTTCAAAATGGTGGATGGAAAAATAGTACATGGACTCCACAACAATGA